CTTGAGTACCACACGGCCGACGGCGACGGATACAAAGCCGGCGATCTTTGCCACCGTACCTCGGTTTGTTCGGTGGCCCGCCAAAATGGGAAAACGACAGCGGTTTTAGCCTTGCTTGGTTGGGCTTTGACTATGTGGCCCGTGCATCGTGGCGGTCCCGTTACGGTGATATCTACCGCGCACAATCTCAATCTTGCCGAGTCCTTGTTTCATCAGCTGGCGCCTATCCTCGAGGCAAACTTTGAGGCCGAGGCTTATTGGTCATCGGGCCGTATGAGTCTCAAGTTGCCCGACGGGTCATATTGGGGAGTGCAGGCCGCGCGCCCCGCGAGCTTTCACGGCCGTAGCCCTACCTTGGTGATCGCTGACGAAATATGGGCAATTCAAGAGTCAATTATCGCCGACGGTGCGGTGCCCGCTCAACGCGCCCAACGGTCGCCCCTGCTTTCAATGTGGTCTACCGCCGGCACCGAGGACTCAAAACTATTTCAACGGTATCGGACCCAAGGGCTTAAAGCGATTGACAAGGGCGTGCCCGGTACTTTGCATATGGCCGAGTGGTCGCCGAGCCCTGACGGTAACCCTAATTTGATTGAGACAATCAAGCAGGCAAACCCCGCCCTCGGGCACACAATCACGCTCGAAACATTACAAGAGGAAGCACGCGACCCCGCGAACCGTACCGCTTGGCTACGCGGCGCCCTCAATATGTGGGTTGCTACAGCTGAGGGTTGGTTGCAATCTGGCTATTGGGCCCGCCAACTTTACGACGGACCCAAACCCGAAAACCCGTTGGTGCTTGCCGTTGAGGTGGACCCCGACGGCGGTTTGTATGCCGGCGTCTTTGGGTATCAGCTCTCCGACGGCGGGGTGTATGTGTCTCAAGCTTTCGTCGCGAGTACGGCCGAGGAAATGTGGCAGATCATTGAGCAGATTTTGCCTACCGGGTGCGGTCTGATTGTTGGCGCGTCGCTCGAGTTGGCGATACCTCAGAGCTTGAGAAAGCGCGCACAGATCGCGGGCTTTGGTGAAGTAACAAAATGGACTATGCCCGTCAAGGCCATGATACTTGAGGGTCGGCTCTGGCATGACGGTGCCCAAATGTTGAGCGAGCATGTCGCCCGAGCGGTAGCGGTCAGAACTAACGGCGGGAACAATACGACGCTCTCAACAAAACGCTCACCCGGTCCGATTGTCTTGACTCGAGCAATGATATGGGCGGCCGCAATCTGTACCCAAAAACGGGCACCCAATAAGACAATGATTGTCGCCGCTACCCGTAGATAATCTCTCTCATTCAAATGGTGGCGCGCTCGTTTTATTTGTGAGAGACTCGGGCGTATGGCATTGTTCAAGCGACAAAAACAAGTGACCGCTACTTGTGGTAATACTGTCGTGGCCTCAAATCTTGGCTCTATCGTTAACGGCGTCGGAACCGGGCGCGATAGAGCCATGAAACTACCGACCGTCGCGCGCTCGCGCGATATTAACGCCTCGCTCATTGGGTCCTTGCCAATCCGACGCTATGGCACACAATGGAACGGCGACTACCTTGAAGAAATCGCGTTACCGCCCGAGCCTTGGCAATCACGGCCCGACCCTGAATCAACCCGTACCCATATGCTCAGCTGGTTGTATGACGATATGCGCTTTTATGGTTTCGGCGCTTGGTATGTCACCCGACGCTACGCCGCGACAGGTTTTCCCGCCGAGTTCAAATGGTTGCCCGCCGCTTGTATTCAGATTATAAGCCCGAGTACCTATGGCAACTATCCCGTCGGGGGAATAACCGATATCCAATACAACGGCGTCTCGCTTAACCGCGACGATGTCATTTTGTTCTTTTCGGCCGTTGACCCATTCTTAGAAACAGGCTCTCGAGCGATGAGAATTGCCGAGCGCCTCGACACCGCCGCCGAGCGTTTCGCGTGCACCGAGGTGCCGGCGGGATACTTGAAGCTGACGGGTGGCGAACCGATGAGCTCAGAGGAATTACAAGCAATGGTTGACGCTTGGTCAGAGGCCCGTCAAAACAATACGACGGCCGCCCTTTCCGAAAACCTTGAGTATGTCGCGACAGATGTAGACGCCTCAAAAATGCAACTCACCGAGGGCCGAAACTATGCCGACCTCGCTTTGTCGCGCGTCATGGATACGCCCCCGTATCTTGTCGGCGCCCCAACGGGTACAGGTATGACCTACCAGAACGCGGCCCAAGCTCGTGGCGACGCCGTCGTATTTGGGGCTCTACCTTTCATTGAGGTAATTGAGCAAGTGCTCTCAAGCGACCGGGTGACACCGCGCGGCCAGATAATCCGTTTAGACCGTTCCGCTTGGCTAGATAACCCGCTCGACAATAACGCCGAGACACCCGCCGAGCAACTCCGAGAAAACGAGACGCTATGAAAATTGAACTCTCACAATCTTTTGACATTGTCAAAGCGGCCGACGGCGCTACTCCTAGCCGCACTCTGTCAGGCGTCGCCGTACCTTGGGATACGGTCGGCAACGCCTCAACAGGGCCGGTCAAGTTTCTACGCGACTCAATCCCAACCGACGGCCCCAAGCCCAAACTTTTACGCGACCACAATGTACAAAACCCAATCGGCTTAGTGACCGAGTTAGTGAGTACAGAAACCGAGCTCTTGTTCGATGCAAAAGTGTCAACGGTACCCGAGGGCGATATCGCCTTAGCGTTAGCCCTTGATCTTGTGCTTGACTCGGTTAGTGTCGGCGTCGATGTTCAAGAGTTCTCTTACGACGGCGATGTACTCGTAGTTAGTAAGGGCATAATGCGCGAGCTCTCACTTTTGCCTTTTGGGGCTTTTGAGGCCGCCAAAGTAGAAAAGGTCGCCGCCGCCGAAATTGAGCCCGAGCCTGAGGCAGAGCTCACCGACGACGAAACCGAAACCGAAACAACCAACCAAGAACCAACCCAAGAAAGTGAAAACGAAATGGAACTAGAAAAAATCAGCGTCGAGGCAACGGTGCCAACCTTTGTCGCCGCCGCTTCAGCCCCCCGCAAAGTCAGCGCCGCCGAATACATCAGCGCCGTTGTTACAGGCGATCACGCCACAGTACGAGCCGCCTCTGGTAACTCGGCCGATATTCCGGGCCTCTTGCCCTTGCCCGTCGTGCAGGGCGTGTATGACGGACTGTCAGCGTTTCGCCCGGTCATCAGCGCACTCGGCACTCGTGGCCTTAGCGGTGCGGGCAAGCAATTTATCCGCCCGAAAATCACGCAGAGGCCAACCGTTAACGCCCCCGGCGAAAATGTGGCTTTCAGCTCAACCCCGCTCGAGGTTGACGACATTGTTTTGACCAAAGTTTTGTACGGCGGTTTCATTCAAGAGTCAGAACAGGCAATCGACTTTGCCGATGTTGACATCATTGCTCTCTACATTGAGCAACTCGCCAAGGCTTACGCCCGCCAGACCGAAAGCGTCGTTTGTGGCGTCATGGAAGCCGGTATCGGTTCAACCGTGACAATCACCTCATTCACGAGCGCCCAAGATGTACTCGGCGGTATCTATGAAGCCGCGACCGACATTTTTTCAGCGTCGGGCGATATGCCGACCCACCTTTTCGCGAGCCCCGACCGCTACAAGGATTTGGCTATCTTGGAAACAACCGGCGGAGATTTCTTGTTCCCGTCATTGAACCCGAGCTCGTCTTTCGGTCAGCTTTCGGCCGCTGGCACCACCGGCACCCCCGCAGGCTTGACTCTCGTTGTCTCTAACGCTTTCAGCGCCGGCACCTTGTTGGTCGGTTCAGCTAGTGGCGTCGAAGTGTTCGAACAGACCAAGGGAAGTATCGCGGTCAATCGCCCCGCTACCGCCGAAATCGAGCTCGCTTGGCGCGGTTACATGGTTAGCCATGTCATCGACGGCAACAAGCTCGTCGCAATCGCCGACTGATTAACGGACTAAGGACAAGGTAAGGGTATGGCACTCGAAAAACGCGTAACAAACGGCGTCGCCGTTGCGGGAGTGCATACCCTGACCCTTGCCGATGTAGACGGTCTCTATGTCGGGTATAGCGTGACCTTTGCGGGTTGCGGTGTATTTGACGGCACCCACGATCTGACCGATGTAGACGCGACCGCAAAAACGGTTGAGTATGTACAAGGCAACCAGAACCACGCCGACACCGATTTGCACGGTCAAGCCTCGGTCAATGTTGAATGGGCAGACTCTGACGATGTCACCGTATTTTTAGGGACCGCTGGCGATACCGATTGGCTTGATTATTGCACCGACGCGGCTAATGAGTTTTGTTGGGCCCGCCGTCAGGCCGCCAACTATCACCTAGATATACCGACCGTAGTACCAAACAAAAAGGTACTCGAGGCCGTCGTGCTTTATGCCGGCTCGCTTTACCGTGAAAGGGGCTCGGTGGACTCTTACGCGAGTTTCAACGAGTTACCCATTTCGCCACCAATCGGCACGATGGGCAGAGTCAAGCAACTACTTGGCGTCGAGCGACCGAGTTTTGCATAATGGGCGCCTTAAATGATTGTTGGGACTTGTTGGCCGATCAACTGACCGACGCGGGTTTAACCGTTACCCAAGACCCCCGCAATGTGACCCCGCCTTGTGTCTTATTAGACGCCCCGAGTTTTACGGTCCCAAACGCCAAAACCGTTTCGGTGACCATACCTTGCCTCGTGCTTGCCCCACCCCCGGGCAACTATGAGGCCGTCAAAGCTATGCTTGACGATTGCGACATAATCGCCGCCTTGCCGGGTGTACTCGGCACGACAGGCTCACCGCAAGTCTTTGAGTATGGCGACGCCCAAATACCCGCGTACCGTATCAGCGTCGAGCTGACGGTCATTAGATAACCACACAGAAAGAAACAGATCATGGCAACTCAAATCTTTACAGGCAAAGAAGTTACTATCGAAATTGACGGCGATGTATACGACGAGCAAGTCAACTCGGCCGTACTCGTCGCTAACAATAACTCGGTCACGGTGCAAACCTTATCGGGCCCCGTTAGTGCTCAGCTTCCCGCGTCGTATGAGCTCACGATTACCGCTTACCAAGATTGGGGCAAAGTTGGCTCATTCTCCGAGGCACTTTGGGCCGCCGCTTTGACCGGAACAAATGTCGCTTTTGAAATGACCGTAGGCACCAAAACCTTGACCGGTAACTGTGTGCCAATGTTCCCCGACGCTGGCGGCGCCGCTGACGGCGTGCTCGAGTTCTCGTTAACTCTGCCCGTCTCTGGCGTTCCGACTCTGGCATAATCGTGCCCGCCGTAAAAGGCGGTTGGACTACGCCCCCACTAAAGGTCAAGATTGGCAACATAATTAAGGGCGCCAAGTTTGAGGACAAGAGCGCGGCTACCGCTTTTGCGGTGCCGATTGCTCGCGCACTCAAAACCGAGGCAATGAAAGCGGGTATCGCCGTCTTTGGTGCCGACCTCAGACCTTTCAGCAATAAGGGCGTCAAAGTACGCGCTTTCGATGAGATCGAATACGAGCAACCAACCGCGACAGGCGGCGGGTTCAATCTGTATATCTTTCTGAAGCCGGGCGAACTTTGGGCTATCGGTCAATGGGGAACTTATGACCACCTCATCGGCATGCCCAAGGGTTACGGCTCAGGGCGTAAGACAGGCGGCAAAGCTCAGCTCTCGGCTTTCGGTCAACTTGAAGCACAAAGAAAACGACAGAGAAAAATACAAACAAGGGCAGATCGCGCTTACCAAACCGTCAACGGTAAAAAGGCTTTGAAAGCACCCGGCTACGCTCACCCCGTTAAGGGCCCAATCTTTGTTAAAGGTATGCCACCACGCGGCGCGATTGGCTACGCTTTCAAGTTAGTAAGACAGAAACAAAACGAGGTTGTCGGTGACGCTTGGCAAAAGTACATCGTCAAAGAAATATTGAAAAGTTGAGTCATGGCCACAGACCCAAAAATTAACCTCAATGTATCCACAAGCGACGCGGTCAAAAATCTGTCTACGCTTGAGGGTCAGGCTATTGACACCGACGGCAAAATTGAAAAGATAGACGGCTCTACGATTTCGGTAGATACCAGAGCAACACAAAAAGCCCTACAAGAGGTCGCCGACAAGCTTGAAAAAGTAGACACCCAAGGCACAAAAGCGGGCAAAGGTGGCATACCTGTAACAACTACCGCTTTCAAAGATTTAACCGAGGGTATTGGCGGGCCCGCCTCGGGTGCCATTGGTGGCGCTTTCGCTTTCGGTGAAAGTATCGAGGGCCTCGGCGATCTAGTCGAGGGTTTCGGTGGCAAACTCGGTTTGTCTGAGGGACAAATAGGCAAAGTAACAACCGCACTCGGTACCACCCTCGGAGTGCTCGGCGCGGTCGGTGTCGCTTTCACCGTTGGCAAAGCCGCTTATGACCTTTTCACCTCAGGCGCTAAACAAGCCGCCAAGGACCAAAAAGAGTTTAATGACGCGGTAGACGGCGCCGAAAAATCTTTGAACAATGTCGCGGAATTACTCGCCGCCGGCGAAGCCGAAAAAGCTTTTAAGGACATCGTTACGGACATTGAGCCTTTGCTTCAAGATTTAGCCGACTCTGGTTTTGACGCCGCCGACGCCGTATTAGAGATTGCTGGCGCTTCTAAAAAGTTTACCGACGCGAGCAAGAAAAAGGTTGACGCGTTACAAGCAGAAATTGACGCCAACAAAGAAGCAATCGATACAAGCCTTGACGGTTACGCTTTAGACGGTCGCGCAATAACGCAGATTTTTGAAGAAAACGAAGCTCTCACAGATAAGAGAAACGCTCTAGAGGATTTAACCGAGCAAATAGTTATCAAATCCAAAGGCGTCGAAGGTGCAACAGAAATTGACAAGCTTGCCGCCGAAGCTTTGGCAGAGTTCAATACGACAACCGAGCAGACCATTGAATTGCAACAACAACAAGCCGAGGCCGTACTCGACACGATTGACGCCAACCGCCAATTTGAACGCTCACTAGACGACACCCAACAAGCTCTAGATGATTACAACCAAGCGGTCAAAGACGCCAAAGGCGACACCGAAAAAATAGACGACGCCGCCAGAGACGCCGCCGATACCGTCATAGATTTAGCCCGCGAGTTTGGCGGTTTAGACGGCGCGGCCGCCGGCACCGAGGAATGGCAAACCCGCACCACTAACGCCCTCGCCTATGTCGCCGGCACACTTTCCCCCGATGACCCGTTAAGGAAGCGCCTACTCGAATATAAGGCAGAGCTTGACACCATACCCGCCGTCAAATCTACGGCGATCA